TGCCCGGCATCAGGCGGAACTGGTTAAGCAGCGCAAACACACGCAGTTGGTTAATAAGAGTGCCGGTCCACAGGACATCAACACGGTTCGGATTCTGACTGTTGCGCTCGACTTTCAGACCGGCGGCAAAGCCTTTCGCATCCTGCACATGACCGTTAAATTCCAGGAAGCCATATTGCGCGATCAGTTCTGCCCGGATGATATTCGGCGTGACGATTGCAGACCCCGGTGCGAAGCGGGTCCCGTCATCTGCCAGTTTCATACGTCCGAATTTACTGGTCACCTGGGTGCGCAGATAGCGGGAGACAAACATCAGCAGATACAGCGTTTCCACCTGAAGGTAACTGTCGTCATTATCGCCGTAGGCATTTTTCTGGTAGGTCGTGATGATATTCTCAACCCGGACAGTACCGTCATCATCCACGGTAAATGTGGAGATACCACTGTGCAGCAGGTTGTTGCGCTCAGTCAGTTCCAGAATCTTCGTGTCGTCCGGCGGCAGTACGCCACTGATAACCAGCGTCTGTAACGGGCGGCCCGGGTCGTTACGCAGGCTCTGGGCAATGGCACCGGTATATGCCGCGCTCCACTGATGATCCGGTGAGGGTGAACCGTTGACCCCGAGCAGGGAGGCATGCTGGTCGTTACGCTTTTCACCAAGATCAGCCAGCTGGCCATAAGTGCCGGTGATCACCCCGTAGCTGTGGCCGTATAACTGTTTGTCCCACGCCCAGCGGTCTGCCAGAAAGGTTTTCACCACATCGAGAGACGCCGTATCGGTATACGGGTTCACTATAAAATCAAAGGATCGGTCTTTCAGATTCGCCAGACCATTAAGCAGATCCGGAGCGCCGTTACCGCCGGACATCGCCGTGATGGTCATTTCAAAACCGGACGGTGTCGACTCGCCCCCGGTCAGCCCGAGGTAGTTCAGCCGGATATCAATCCCGTTACCGTGAGCGCCTTTGTTTTTGGCCGTCAGAGTAACCGTATCCGCCTCTGCTGCTGCCGTTACCGGCAGGTTCGCATTGCGGTTAATCACTTTAGTCAGTCCGGTTGCGATAGCTTCCGCTGTGTCCGTAGCCACAACGGCCATCTGAACACGGATACCCGCGATATACAGTGAAATAACACCGGTATCATTAGCGGCACTGGTAATTTTCAGTTTACCGGCGGCGGCTGTCTGCGATTCAGTATCTGCCAGCGGTAACACCCACACCTCACCGGCTGTATCATTGCGGAAATACGCATCAGCCTCTGTGTGCAGCATGGATCCGCGACCGAAACGCTCTGCGGCCTGCGTCCCTGATGTGATGCGTTCAGGAATACTGTCTTTACCCGCTGCACCGTCCAGCATCTGGCCGATTAACAACGTGCGCTGCGTGGCGGTTGCAGTGTTGGCCATTGAGTTATCAAACTCAACGAAAAACAGCGGGGTCCGCAAATTCTGCGGAATAGTGGCAAATGGCACTGTCATGCTTTTTGCTCCTTCACTTTCTGAGGATTACCCGGCACGACATCCCCCTGATTCAGACGGGTGCGCCAGAAAACATTATCAGGGACGTCCTGCCCGGATTCAGGCAAAAGCTCCCCTTTGACCGGACAGCGGACGCTGCGGCCTTTTACAGGTTTTACAAACATGGTTACTCCTGATTAGTCAGGTCGATGGAGACGTGATGTTCCGGACTGCCGTCAGGCATCTGAACACTGATATCGATACCGGTAAGCGGATCCGCGTCAACCGGGTAAAACTCCTCCGGCCCCTGGTAATATTCGATATCCAGATCCATCAGCAATTGCGCCATATGACCTTCACCGGCGGCACTGATGTTTATCTGAGAGCGGATATTCAGGAACTGCTGTATTTGCCGGGTCAGCTCATAACTGTTAATTACCGCCCGTTCAATCTGTTCCCGCAGGGCTTCCAGTGCCAGCTCTGCTTTTATGGCGCCGTTCAGGTCTTCCTCATCGAACTCTTCCAGGCGGCCGGTGACGCGGACCGTGGTTACGGTGTTGAACTGCGGAACATTACGGCCGAGTGAGTGTTTTTCATCAAACGGGGTCTGCACGATAATGCAGGGGTATTCCGCATTGGTGGTCGGCCAGTCCTGCGGGGAATACACGCGGTCTTCCGCGTTGGTTTTCCCCTTCAGGGCAGCAACAACCAGCTCGCGAACTATGGCGGCATTCATTATTTCACCTTATTCAGGATCAGATGCGTCCCGCCGTGGCTGTCCGGCTGTACATCGGATACCACAAACAGGGTGCTGACGCTGTAGAGAAATACCCGATCCCCTTTCGCCGGCGGCACAGTAAAAATAACATCGCGCACACCGAGGATGGGACGGGTGGTATTGATACCGCTTTCACCGTCAGTGCTTTCGTAGTTCTGGAAATAGGCCCGGTCAAAAATGCCGTCGATGTCGTAAAATTCGGCACCTTTGGCACTTTTCACCGGTTCCCAGCGCGCCTTTTCCGCAAAGACGTTATGCAGCGGCCCCAGCAGGTGTTTATCCCAGTCAACGCCCATTGACGGTTACAGTGCCGGGCGGGTTGGCTTTCGCCAGTTTTTCCCGCACTGCCTCCAGAGACATCACCACGCCCAGATCAATCAGGCGGACAGCATCAGAATCATCCAGCGTGATTTGCTGGTTTTCCCGGTAAAACTCACCGTCATGCTGCACACTGCGGCCTTTGACCACCACATACACACCATCGGCTTCCGGGTCAGATTCCGGAGTGAAATTCTGCGCTGATACGGTTTCGGTTACCGGTTCACTGCCGGCAGTCTCCGGATCCTTCACCGGATTAACCTGACCGGGAACCATCAGCTCGGGCGGCAGGCCGCCCGGCTCCTGTGGTTTCTCCGGCGTATTTTTTTTATTCGCCATCAAATCCCCCCTGTTAAACCACAACGGCACACAGTGATGCGTTAACACGGCTCGGGATGACCAGCGGCGCAGACTGAACCATAATAAAACGCTGCGCCGGATCGTGCTGCAGCCAGGACTTCGGCGCATAGGCCATCGGGCCGTAATTGAATGCCGGGTCGATAATGGCACCAAATGCACGGGTCCCCATCAGGTCAGCGCCGGACATAATCACCGAGCCGTCAGCAATCATCGGTTTCTCTTTGCCGTCCAGCGGATCAATAAACCAGTCGTTGTATACCCACAGGTCATAGTTGCCCCAGCGGCCTTTATAGACTGCGCCTTTCTGAACCTGGGTGCCCGGGTTAATCTGGTTACCAAACGGAGAGAGCGCGGGAAATACAATGGCGCTATCTTTAATTGATGTGTCCAGACGGAAAGCCTTCCATGATTTTGTGGTGAACACGATATCTGTTGCTACCGCACCGGATTCTTTCAGCATGCGCTGCGCCCAGTCTTCAATATCATCACTTGGCTGAGTGTTGGTTTTACCGACATCAACTTTCACCGGCCACTTATCCGCACCGCTCAGGGCAATGGTCAGATCGGACGAGCGCCCGAAATCCACCACCTGAGTTTCATAACCCTCACCGGTTACTGTTACCGTACCGGTCTGAAGCGCACTGGATGCCATCCATTCCAGGCGGCGGTTAATCATGTCAATCTGGTCTGTCAGTTCAAACTGCACGTTCAGCATTTCACGCTCAGCAGCAGTATACTGACCACCAATGCGCTCACCAATCTGACGGCGGATAGGTTTGCGCAGATCCGGTGCACGTTTATCTTTGATGTAAGCCGGTTTAAAACTGTTGGTCTGAAACTTACGGGACTCCACCAGCTTACCTTCCACCAGCGGTGAAACGAACGGCGCCAGACGGCGCAGGCCGACATCAACATCAATGGAAACCTCTTCGGTATCGGATTCCACGATATTCGGGAAAAACTTATCCAGCAGCCAGTTCTGACTGGTCATCAGATTTGGGACGACCTGAATTAACACGTTGGTATCGAAAATATTCATACTGTTTCTCGTATAAAAGACGTCGCAATGCCTGCCATAGCTGACATCATGACGTCTGTATTAAAGGGAGGATCAGGCTTGCACGCTGTCGCGCAGGAAGATAGAGAACGGGCGCATTGCTGCTTTAAGATCGACAGCGGTCCAGGTGTTATCAAAGATAATGCGGTTCTGGTTAAATTCACCCATCAGGTACAGGCCGCCGTTCACGGCATCCGTCGTGGTATCGACATCATCAACCAGGATAGCGCACGGAATTTCACTTCCGTCTGTTGCATCTTTTTTGCTGATCACATATTCCCCGGAGGCAGTGACCATACCGAGGATGGTGCCGCGCTTCAGAATACCGGCTTTGGCAATAATGCCGGTATCGGTAACAACCTGAAGCGGACCGGAGATCAGTTGATCCGGATTAAATACAGAGTGGGTCACACCCGGACGAAACGGGTTCTGTGAGAACTGTTCCATTATTTCGCTCCCTTGTTGCTGTTATAAAGGCCGGTCATCTGCTGAGCCAGCGCGGCAGCTGAACCGGCTGCCGGTGCCTGTGCATCCGGGTTGATACGTACCTGCTGTTCTGCCCGCATGCGGCTGTCGAGCGATGCGCGCTGTGTTGGAGGCTGAACCGCACCCATCGCTTTCAGGGTGCTGATCGCTTCAGATGAAGACATGCGGGTATTGAATGCCAGGTGTGCGGCCATATCCGGACGACCGGCTGCAGCCTTGCTGCCAAAGATGCGGGCACAGCGTTTGCGTTCAGCACGGCGGCCTTTTTTTACATCTTTGTTTTCATCATCATCTTCGGCATCTTCTTCATCGCCTTCCGCATCTGCGTCATCGTCATCGTCTTCGGCTTTTTTGGCTTTACGGCCCTGCTTTTCGTCGTCCTGATCTTCCGCGTTTTCACGATCTTCATCGTCTTCCGCATCTTCGTCGCGCTCGTCCTCTTCCGCTTTGCGGCCTTTGGCTTTGCGCACTTTTTTATCTTCATCCTCTTCCGAGGCTCTGGCTTTTTTACCAAGGCCGATAAGGTGTGCAAAAGTAAACTTATTGTCTGCCATAGTTAAATTACTCCGGATTCTTTCATCAGTTCCTGAAATGCGACATCAGGACTGGCAACCACATCAGCCAGCCCCATCTGTACGCCCTCGGCTGCCAGATAACAGGCGGCCTGTGTATTGCGGATCACTGTCTCGGACAGTCCGCGGTTACGGGAAACAGTGCTCACAAACAGACGCCCCATTTCATCGACATCGTGCTGAATAGCGGCTTTCGCCTCATCACTCAGCGCCACATACGGATTGCTTTCCGCTTTACGGTTCCCATAGGTGATAATGGACACTTTCAGCCCGTCATCCTTGATGTGCTGTGACCAGTCACAGTGAATGACGATCACCCCGACCGAACCGACACCACCGGTGCGCGGGACGTAAATTTTGTCCGCAGCGCTGGCAATGGCATAGGCAGCAGAAAAAGCATTTTCGGACAGAATGGCGTGAATGGGCTTTTTGCCGCGTTCGGCATAAATCAAATCAACCAGGTCAAAACAGCCGGCCACCTCACCGCCGGGGGAGTCGATATCCAGACAGATACCCTTCACTTCCGGATCGTTAACGGCGGTCAGGAAGACCCGCCGGATACCGTCATAACCGGTCATGCCGCTGTACGGCCGCAATGTGCCGAGTTTCTGAACCAGCGTGCCGTAGACCGGGATAACCGCGATACCTTCCAGCACGTCATACCCGCTGTCTTTCCGTGCTTTACGGCTGAAATATTCGTCATCGTCTTCCATCATGGTGCTGCGGATCTGCGTGATACCGAGCCGTTCTGTCAGTGATGACACAATCACTTCCGCTTTCTGCGGGTGTATGGCAAGAGGCGTGTTAAACAGCTTCTGTGCCAGGTGGGGTAAATTCACTTCGCCTCCTGTTTATTTTCGGGGTTTGGTGCAAAGGTATCTGCCACTGCCCAGCTGGGTGGCGGCAATCCGAGCTCTTCAAACCGCTGAAGTTCATAGCTGCGCTGATCGACCAGCTCTTCCCAGTCCTCACCCATGTTTTCAGCCACTTCCATTTCCAGTGTTGAGAAACCGGCTTCCATACTGAGGATGGCGCCTTTTTTCTCTGCGACCGGATCCACCCAGCCGCGCCCCGGCCCCATCCACCGCGCGCGGCAGTAGGATGCTGATGCGTCCATAAAGTCCGGGGCATCATTCGGTAACGGAACATCTTCCACATCGTGGATTTCTTCAGCAAAGGCCACCGCTATCGGTTGTGCGAAGCCGTTTGAGAAATCATCACGGCGGCGGGTCAGGGTTTTCCAGGCTTCCAGCATGGCGGCACGGGCTGAGGAATAGTTAACATCAGACCAGTCCTGCGTGACCTGCTGGGCTGACAGACCGGTGGCCGCAGAGATATTCCGCAGCACCGCACTTTCAAAGCCGTCAAAGTTACTGGTCGGCCGGGCAGCGGACAGTGTGACTATTTTTTCATTCGGGAACAGGTGCGGGATACGTGCGCCGTTCTGAAGATTGAGTCGCTTATCCTGATAGTATTCTGTCCGCTGTGTCTGGTAGGCACTGAGTTCATCACCGGTAAAATCGCCGGTATCCCCCAGGGCGGAAGCCACCATCTGCGCATCATACGGGGATTCGATATACGCCCCGAAAATGGCATTGAGGATTGCCGCCTCCAGCTCTGATTCATCGTACTTAATCAGCATTTTCAGCTTCTGAACGATGGGGGCCAGAATACCGATCCCCCGGTGCTGAGCACCGCGCTCCATATCAAAATCATGCACCACCACCGGACGACCCCATGACGTTTCACGCTGAATGCGTTTCCAGGTCATGGTTTTTTTACCGGCCCACCAGTCGCCCATATGGGCTTCACGGATGTGATAGGCGATCGGGGCACCGTCACCGTCAATCTCCACCCCGCCACGGATATTTGGCATGTCAAAATTCTGCTGCGGGTTGCTCAGGCGATCGGGGTCAACAATCTGAACTGTCGTCGCATAACGGGCCTTACCGTGACCAAGCCGGTCAGGACGGTACTGCAGAACCGCCAGCGCGTCACCGTCCAGCAACTTATGACGGAAAGCCAGCCGCAGCATCTGCGATACGGTCTGTTTACGCTCAACATCACAGTACCGGCCCTTGTCATTTGCCCATGAGCGCCAGTGCGCCGTAATAAACCGGCTGTATTCAGCTGCCCACACCGCATCAAATGCCTTATTGCCGGTCAGTTGCCTGAGCATCCGGTAATCGGGTTTGAATACCGGCCGGTAACAGGCACCCACCGCATTATCCAGGACACGGGTTATCGAGCCGGATGCCCAGCCGTCATTCCGTGCCAGATCACGCATACGTGACACAATGCGGTCACGGTAGATATTTATTTCATTATCCGGCGACCACAGCGCGGGCTGCCAGTTCGCCATCTGATCACTGAATGAATCCGCCGCGTCATACGGCACCCGTCCACTGCCGGACAGTGCCCCGTATTTCATTTTCGGGGCAGCCGGAGGCAGCGGGCGCCCGTCCGCTCCTAAGATTTGTACACTCATCAGTACCTCACCCTGATTGGACGCCTGCGGGAGATCCCCAGCATGGCCTGTATTGTCTGGATCAGTGCCAGCAAATCTCCCAGACTGGTCTGCTGATAGGAAACCGACCGCGTCCCGTCACCCTGTGTATAGGAAAATGAAACGCCTTTGGCACCGGTTGACAGGTCGATATAGGCCTGCTGCGCCTGAACAAGCGCCTGCTTTAACTGCGCATCACTCATGCCGGTAAGCAGCGTGGTAATTCGTGACATTGACACTCCTTATGGCAAAAGCTGGGATATCCGCTTCCGCTGAGGCTTTTCATTGGTTTCCTCCGGGATGATGGCCCCCGGGAAGCGAAGGTTAACTTTGGTTTCCGGATTCTCTGCCGGTGCAATAAGCCGTTCCGGATTACCGGCGACAGCGTCAGCCAGCGCATTAAGTTTCAGCCCCATATACATCAGGCCGCACAGCGCGGCATAGCTGTACACGCGGCAGTCCAGTGCTTCATTAGCCCGCCCCGGTATCTGCTCCCAGACCCGGTACCGCTGACCGCCGGACACTTTAATTACTGACCGCTCTGCCAGCAGCTGACCGAAATACTGCAAATCACGATCAACCGGGAAGTGCATATACGCCGGTGCCGGTTCGCCTGCTGCCGGTGGTTCCAGATGCAGACGACCGCGCACCGCATCTTTGGCCGCGTTCACACCAATAATTACCGGTTTAAATCCGGCTTTCGAACGGGATGTAATGCGTTTTGTCGGCCAGATCGGTGAGCGTTTACCGCCACGGGCGGATTCACCTTTGACAGCCCAAATCCTGCGACCGAGACGCGCTTTACAGAAATCATAAACGGCCTGGGTGTGATGTCCGCCGGAGTCCATGCAGGCCGCCATGATGGCAAACCCTCGACCATCAGCACGTCGCCAGATTTGTTTCAGGTACGCATCGAGGCGCTCCCACGGCTCCGGTGTTTCCAGATCCCCCTCAATCACATCGTGAGCAACTGACCAGCTTTCCTCACTGCGGCCCCAGCCGACCACCTCAATCTCAAAGCGATCATCCTGTGTATCGATACCGGCCGTCAGCAGCGTGACACCGTCCGGCACTTCCGCTGCCCATACTTCGCAGCGCTCCAGTAGTTTTTGTTCGCTCAGGGCTTTTTCTCCCCTGTCTTCGTATGGCTCACCGAGCACCAGATTGATAAAGGTCTGCCGCATCAGCGGGTCGTCTTTCACCCGCAGCCATTCTTTCACCAGATTCGGCCAGGACGCGTTCGGGAACAGACTGTACGCCGCCCAGATATGAAATCCGGCGTGACCGGTAAACGGCTTTTCAGCGCGCCATTCCCCGTTTTTAATCATCAGCGGTTTGTCGCTGTCGTGAATGACACACCCGTTATGGCGGCAGACGTAATACGCGGTATCCGGCAACCCGTTACCGTCTTTGTCTTTATCCCACTTCATACCGTACGGCGTATCGGGTCCGCCCCATTCCAGAATCTGAAACTCACCGCAGTGCGGACACGGTACCCAGTAGTGCCGCTGATCACTTTCGTTGTAGGCTTTCTCGATACGACTGATGTTCTTTACGGTCGGCGTTGAGCCGAGGCCGATTTTCCGGTTCCAGAATGTTTCCGAGCGTTTGATACCCAGAGCAATCTGGTCACCCTCCGAACCGGCCCCACCGGACGGATAACCGTCCACTTCATCAAACAGGATGATCCGGCAGGTGATACGACGAAACCCGCCGGGTGAGTTTGCGCCCACCAGCGTTAAATTGGCTCCGTTGGAAAACTGCTTTTTGAGGATGGTCTGGCCGCTGTCTTTAGCTTTGGCCTCACCGGCAATAGCTTTCAGTGCCGGGGTATCACGCAGCATCGGCGCAATTTCGGTCTTACTGTAGTCCTCCGCATCCTCCACTCGGGGCTGAACCACCAGGATCGGGGACGGGTCATGCGACAGGTAATAAGCAACGGCATGGTCGAGAATCTTGGTATACCCGACACGGGCAGATTTCATCACGGACACCTGAGTTACCGACGGATCGGTAAAGGCATCCATAATGCCGTCCTGATATTTAAATGACCGGAACCGGCCGGTCTGTGCGGCGTTTTCTTTCGACAGCACCGCGTATTTGTTCGCCCACTCGCTCAGCGATAAGGCTTCCGGAGGTCTGACGACAGCGCGTTTCTGACTCAGTGCACGGGTGAATTGTTGCCATGCATTATCCCCCCTGTTCACTGTGGTCAAGGCTCAATTCCTCCATCGCCTCATGAATGATATCCTGCAGCGCGGCCACAAACTCTGTATCAGAGGAAGTCAGTGCCAGCGACCGCAGGCGGGGACCGTGTTCAGGGGCTATCGCAATCAGGCGGGTACGCATGGCGTGATACTCCTCGCCCACCTTGTCGATCATGTCCTGCCACGGCAGCACCAGTCCGGATTTCTCTTCGTACTCCAACCGGGCCAGCTCTGCAAAGTAGTGCTCTTTGATGGCTTTCGATTCTTCCAGATCACGGACTTTCACATCGCCGGAAACCAGACCCGCATACACCGATTCGGCGCGCTGCTGAAAACTGCCTTTTTCTTTCGCCGGTTTCTTCTCCGGAGCATCGGATTTTTTCACCGCATTTTTCGTGCGCGGGTCTTTACTGTCCCGGTACTTTTTCAGATTCCGGTCGCTGGCCTCCACGTCGATTTCATCCCCGGCCATCACGATATATTTTCCGGCCTTTATCCACCGGGTGATCGTCTTGCGGTTCACATCCGCATGCTTCGCATAGTCGGAAATATTCATCGTGGTCATGGGACATTTTCCTGCTAATGTGGGACATCGGGACACATGGGACATTGCGCGGGACATGTCCCACATTTCATGGGACACAAAACTCAGAATTTTTTTACGTAACTTACTGAATCAGAAATGAAAGCACCCGACCGCTGTCATGGGACATGGGACACAAAATCAAAATTTCACAGCTAGCCGCAGAACGCGGCGCGCAATACCCGTGTAATATCAAAGACTTAGGAAGGACCCAAAAAATATAAATACTCTATACTGTTCAGTGATTAACTAACCATCCAAAAGAAGGAGCTATAGATGTCCATGACAGATAACTATACAGACCACACCGTCGAGCTTGCTGAGTTGATCCGCCAGCTAAAATCATACCCACCGGATACTCGTGTTTCTTTTGGTGGGCTTGATTTCTACCGAGTAAAAAAGCGGGGTGACAAATTGATTCAGGTCGAATTTAATCAGTCTGTATATCGGACTGAAAAAGGTGTTTTGGTGGTTGAAGACCATTCAGAATAGAAGCGGCATATACATTTGCCTTATCATAATTTACGGGGGCGTAGCTCTCATCTACATCCCCGTTAATGACCCGGCTGAATACCACATTATCTTTGTCCATCTGAATCAACCAGGTTACGGGATATTTGTCCGTATCCAGAATCTGAATAACGGACTCTTTCAGAGAGTTGGCTGTCGGTATTTTTCCCTCCGATTTACCAGTGGTACCTTCTAATTTACCAAATACAACTATTGCTGCGTTTATAACCACTAATAACGCTACAAAACCTACAGCACCGGTAACTGGGTAAGGTATGGAGCTGTTCGAAAATTCATAAATTACCAGTACAATATTGATCATCCCAAAAAAGAAAAAGAATAAGATATAGAACCAAAAAATAAAATGTGAACAACGGCTTGTTTTTACTTTATTTGTTACTCTGTAATCCCTCGTTTTATACACTGAAAAACAGGCGACAAAAGAAAAGACAGCCCACGTTAAATAATTTGTGGATTCTTTTAATGCAGCGAGTAATTCGGTTCCCATGATTTGTATCCTTAATCTGATTGAATTTACGTGTCATGCTATCAGCTGACTATGGTACAAAACTATTAGGTGGTCCAAATCTCTGCTAATTGCGTACCTCCCGAAATCTAATCACCTTGCCGTCCGTATCGCCTCTGCTATCGCCCGGTTAATTTCCTGCAGCAACAATGCCTGTGTCATCTTCATTGCCCTGTCCTGATATCCGAGTACAGGCTCAACAGGCAGAGCATCACCGAACCGGATTAACAATTTCGGCATCGGTTGTCTCTTCTTATCTCTGCGGGTTCCGTTCGGTGACCGCTGCAGACGCTTACGGCCCTTCTTGCCCTTCTTCGCTTTCTTCCGTTGCCATACGCCATTAACACCACCGATATCTCCGATGAAAGTGTTTTCTTTGCTCTTAAGGCTGGAAAGCTTATTACGTGGCAGATTGCCGTATTTGTTCAGCTTGATGTCTTTAGGGTTCAGCAGTGCAGACCCGTTGAGTTTATGCACCCCGCCGGTTTCAAACGGCTCAAGGTATGCAGCAGCGGTATTCATCACGAACACTTTTGCTTTCAGGTCAGTCTTCCGAGCACCTGTGCTTCTCACACTCTTAACCGTGAATGGTGTCGGATTATCCAGATTGCGCTGCATTGCTACTTTCTGTGCGCCTTCAATCTTTCTGACAACAGCTGTCATGGCCTGAGCTGTGGCAAAGGGTATCTGCTTCCGCAGAGTTTGGAGTTGGTTGCTCAGGTCCGTGAGGTTTGCCATATCACGTTATCCTTAACCAATTAAAAAGCCCACTTATTGCATGGACTTTATGATGGCTGATTCTGGCTCAGGCGATGACAGTTAATCTTATTCAAATCAATCATCAACACCTTGGTCGAATCCCGTGGCTAGGCTATCCGATGGAAATGAATCTCTTAATTATTATAAATTTTTCATTTAAAATCAGATCGCTAAATAACATTAACCACATCATACAGAACCACTATGAATAAACATTGCTCAGATCAAATAATTTATCCTCAGGAAGCTTAAATCTATTACATATTTTCGCCCTTATTTCAATTACTTCATTTAATAAATCACTATACAATTTTTTCTCATATTCCATATATTCTATATCTTCAAGATCTGTATATTCAAAGTATACAGAAACCTGATTCTTTATATATTTTATTCTTGTAGGCAAAACCGCTATACTAAAAGCGGTTTTTTCATCAAGAAACTTTAAGTCCAGATCATTGTTATAATTAAACTCTGGAGCATCCCCACCAATTCTTACTGTGTGACCATCATTATTTATAACATATTGGGATTTTATAAATTCATAACTATCATTAATAAAATCTGTTAATTGTATAATTATATTGATAGCTGAATTAACATCCTCCATCTTTATTTTCCTGTTGTGATGTTTATTAGTAATGTAATACATTACAAATTGTGTAATCAAGGGAGCAGCCACACCTACAGAAAATGATAGTAAATTATTTAAATCAGACATTTATTTCACTCCTGAACAATATGTAAAAACAGACCTTAATTTTAACATACGAAAATAATTATAAATTACGAAACATTTCTCTGTATACTAGATTATTCGAATACTATTTTCAATTTCCAAGTGATTTGGATTTACCCGCAACTTATCAATTTCATCCATATCCGGACGCCGGTAATTCAGTATGTATTTCGGCATCTTCATGAACCGGTTGTTTTTGTCTTTCGCGCTCACTATGACTGAATGACAAACGGATGATGTATCGAATGTTTCATCATACTCATGCAACAAAGCGGCCATTTTATCCTGCCACTCAATAGGCATTTCGTGCATCAGCACTCGCGGTAAGACAAGGAATGATGCATATGACAAACCAAGTCCATAATTCACCACTACTTCTTGGCTGTATTGTTTCTTTCATTTTCAATCTCCCGTATTGACCGCTTATCCAGATTGCATGCTTTAATCACCGACATCAGTTCGATGTTGTATTCCGCTATATCACCCCACGTCATTTTGTCGGGAATATCCGGTATCGGACAGTCAGCTGTCAGGCTTGCAGGGATTGGAACGTGAGGGGCTGATACATACTCAGTCTTTGTACTTCCGCATCCGGTCAACGAGACCACCAGGAGCAGCTGCGGAAGCGCAGTCATTACCCACAAGAATAACTTTGACGTCTTTCTTGGCTGTCTGTGCGTCCAGTGTGTTTTTTCGCTTGGCATCTATGGCTTCTCCAGAGATACGGTGAAAGGTGGCGACCGCGGTTAATGTGGTGGCATTAATCATCTGCTGCGCTGACAGCTTTTCAGATAGTGAATTGCGTTCTGCTTTCAGCTCATCAATTTTTCCAGACTGCCACCGCGTCATAACAAATAGCGCCACCATCATTGCTGAACATGCTATCGCCCCCCATCTGCTCACAGCAGCCCCCGCGGATTCTCACACTCATAATGGATCACACCGTTCAGCGGATTACCCAGCAGCGGCTTACAGTGATTCGGGAGTGAATACAGATAACAACCCGCCAACAGAGCAGTAGTCAGCAGGATGATAGCAATGATGATCGGTGTTAAAGGGTTCCGTGGCATACCGCTTTCTCCGTTTCGCGCCGGTTAATCAGACCCTGCCACTGTTTGCCACCGGCAAATGTCCAGCGCTTCATTTCGTCACAGGCACCCGCGATATCACCGGCATTGAGTTTCCGCAGCATTGTAGAACGCGAGAACGCACCGGTTCCGGTGTTATATGCAAATGAATAGATAGCCGCCTGGGTATTATCATCAATCGGCACTTTAATCATCGGGTCAACCGCGCGCCGGACTTTCGTCAGGTCGTCATGCAGCAGCGTTTTACACTCAGCATCCGTATACAACTTGCCGGGCTGAATATCGCTACCGGTGTGGCCGTAACATACGGTGAGCACCCCGGCCACATCACGGTAAGGTTTGTACTCAACACCCTCATACGCGGGGATCAGCACCAGCGCTCCGGCAATCGCCCCGGCGGCACAAGCGGCCATGACTTTTTTAAATAATCGGTTATTCATGATGTTCTCCGGCTTTCAGTTGGAATTCTTTCCGTTTGTAATACCAGTTCACCAGGAACGTCCCGACAGTACAGATGATCCCGGCAACAATAGCCCACTGGTCCAGAGATAAAACGCCAAAAGCAGAGGTTATAAGTCCCCAGGCGTATGCTGTAGGGCTGGAAT